ATGGCGCACAGCATCTTGGCGTCGGCGGGCGCCACGTTCTCCAGCAGCTCTATGAACATCTGCTCGCGCTTGACCTGCTTCAGGTTCGGGTACGGACCCTCGATCATGTACACCAGCTTGCGGCACTCGCGGAGCAGCACGGACTCCTGGTCCGGCAGGTCGTTGGGCCGGTACGGCGGCTCTCCCTCCGGCAGCAGGAACTTCAGTCGCGGGTCGAGCGCTGCCTGAAGTATGGTGCGCAGCGCGTAGCTGTTGTTGTACTTCAGTGCCTCTACCTTCTCGTCCTTCTTCTTGAGCTTGGATACCTTCTCCAAGAACTCAGCCATACCTACCTGCATTAGAATTCTCCGACGTGTTCTGTTAGGTGCTTCAACTTGTTAGTCATGAAGTACGGGAGCAGCTTGTCCCGGCCCTTGTCCTCCTGCGACTCGTACGCGTCGAGGATCTTCTGCTCGAGGTCGGACGGTATCTGGCTCAGGTCGATCAGCTGCCTGTTGCGCATGTAGTTGCGCAGCGTCTGCGAGTCCATCATCGACGCAGACTGAAGCGAGTCGATCTTCTTCTGAGTCATTGGCTTCTGCCTAACACCAGCAACAAAGCAATCGTCCCCTGAAAGAACGTTAGGAACGCCATCGCCGCTGTCGCCCTTAAGGATGTGCTCGTGTAGATACTTCTCAGGATCGTCATGTGTAATCCACTTCTTTCTGACTGGGTCGTACTGCTTTACGTTGTAGTTGGTGTGTAGCTGGATGAAGTCCTTGTCGCCTGACAGGATCAGGATAGGGCACGTGTTGTGCTTGACCAGAGTGGCGATGACGTCGTCGGCCTCGGCTGTCTCGACGTCCACCACCTTGTACGGGAAGAACTCCTTGAGCTCGGCGCGGATCTTACCCATGCACTCAAAGATGGACTTCCAGTCGAGCTCGGACTTCTCCTGGCTCTTCTTGCGGTTTGCCTTGTAGTACGGAAAGATCTTCTTACGCCACACGTTGGTGTTGTCGCAGGCTATGACCAGCTCGCCGAACTCGGCATAGAACTTCTGGCGGTACGAGCGCAGGGAGTTCAGCACCATGTGCCGCACCATGTTCTCCTCGATCTGCGCGTTGGTATGGTTGCCCAGCTGTACTAGCAGGTTTGACAACATCACCTGATTCATATCCACTATGATCATGATATCTTAGCTCTCGCTATCCTCTTCAAATAGACCCTCGGGCTCTACCTCGGGTTCCAGTTTAATATTTAGCTCTTCTACTATCTTGAGTACCATCTCACTCTCTTGGATGAAGACGTTCTCGGCCACGGTCTGGAACGGGTGCTTGATGCCGTGGTGCTTGTACAGCAGCGACCTCAGCGACTCCAGCAGCAGCGAGCAGTCCTTGATGAACTCACCGGCCCCCTCGTCCTCGTACTCGGGTATCACGTTGAACCCAGCCAGGTCTATGTTGTTGAACAGCTGGGGTATGACATGCGCCATCGTCTCCTCGACGTGGTGGTACTTGATAAGGTTGATGCCCGACTGTACAGTCTTGGTATCTATCTTGTCGACGTGGTTACCCTTGAAGGGGAACTGTATGACGTTGGTCTCTTTTTCCATAGTTGTTATATTATCCTACCAACACAGATTTGTCAACATATTTAGCAGTTCGCCACGATCTGACTGCCGGTATCCACGAACTTGAAGTCGTAGAACTTACACCGGTTGTTGGACGACTGGTCTATGGCGTGCATGACCTCTATCCTGCGACCTGAAGGTACGTAGAACAGGAAGAACCCACCGCCGCCTGCTCCGAGCAGCTTGCCGCCGAGTGCCCCAGCCTCGATAGCCTTTGAGTAGATGCCGTCGAAGTACTCGTTGGAGATGTCAGCCACGACGCCCTTCTTGTCAAGCCACGCCTCGTGGAGCAGCATGCCGAAGTCCTCGGTCTTGCCGTTGGCCAGCATGGCGTATGCCACGTGGGCCTTGTTGCGGCTCTTCTTTACCAGCTCGAACTTAGCTCTGTCGCTCATCGCAGTCTTCTGCTTCTGCAGTATGCTGTTGGCCATGCGACCCATCCCGCTGTACACCAGCAGCAGGTTGTCCTGCAGCGTGGCGAGGGTCTCTTGGCTGACTGCCAGGCTGTTGACGCTCACCGTCTCGTTCTTGAAGAACTCGAACAGGTTGAACCCGCCGTACGTAGCCGCGTACTGGTCCTGCTTGCCAATTGGGTATCCGCATCTATTCATCTCTATCTCACACGACAGCTCGGCGAGTTGGTTTCTCGTGATCGTCTTCTGACCGATGAACGCCTGAATGGCGTGCACGAGCCCTACGGTAAACGCTGACGACGACCCGAGACCGGACCCCTTGGCTAGGATGTCCGATATAGAGGCGACCGTCAGCTCCGCAGAGTTGCTGAAGAAGTACTTGAGTGACTCGCGAGTGATGTCGTGCTGCATCTTCTCGATGTCAGGGTGCTCCTCTACGGTGTCGTACATCGTGCGTATGTTGATGTGCGGCGTCTTGTGCATCATCACGTACACGTACTTGTCGATGGTGGCTGAGAGAGCAGCGCCGTTCTCCTTCTCGTAGAAGGAGGGCAGGTCGCTCCCTCCCGAGAAGAAGCTGATGCGCAGTGGGGTCTTTGTGATGATCATGCTTTGTACACGAACTGCTGCTTGGGTGTCTTTCTAGACTCTACGGTGGGGTACTCGTTCTTGAGTATCGTCAGGAGGTTCTCCCACTGCATCTTGACTAGGTTGATGTTGAACCGACGGTCCACGAACTCCTTGGCGAACGCAGACATAGGAACGTTCTGCCCGTCCCGCACCATGCGGATAGCCACGTCGAGGTGAGAGGCGAAGATGTTTGCGTGGCGCACCTTATCGTTCAGGTCGATGTGGTACATCAGGTTCAGACCACCGGAAGTCTCGGGCAGGGCCGCGAGGTTGGGGTGGACGCATACCAGTCCAGCCGACATGGCCTCAAGCATCGCTCGGCAGCTGGTCTCGTACCACAGGCTCGGGTACGCGAAGATGTGCGACTTGTTGAGGTGGTCCCTGACCTGGTCGTTTGGCACGAAGCCGTGGTAGGTCATCTTTGGGTGGTTGCGGATCCTGTCGTAGAGAGGCTCGAACTGCTTGTCGGCGTCGTCCCACCCATAGATCTTGAAGCTCGAGAACACGTCGAGGTGGATGTCGTCGTGGATCTCTGACAGCTTCTCGAATACAGGTACCAGCAGCTCGAGCCCGCGCTGCGGAGTGGAGGTGTAGACCAAGCGAATCGGCTTCTTCTCCTTCATGTCGAACACGTCGCGCGGTGCTGGCTCAATGCCGGACTCGAACACGATTGACTTCATGTCCATGTCTAGGCCGTGCACCAGCTGGTAGCGCTGGTACTGCCAGTTGCTGATGAACACGAACTTATGAAACTGGTTGCGCCAGTTCGGGTCCCTGAACTTAGTAGACTCAGGGTCTTCAGGCAGGTCGTGACACCAGAACACGCGGATCTTGTCTTCCTGCAGGTCCCTCGGCCGCGAGCATATGATCTGGAAGTCTTCCAACAGTTTTGGGTCGATCATGCTGGCTAGCTTGCGCTTGGCCAGCTCCGTACCACCGCTCGCGTTCTTGCTGATCTCGTTCTCTTCAAAGCCACTCATATCTTAAATCCACTCGCTAATGCATCGTTGTAGAACATCTTGACCGTCTCGAGTGACATCTCCTCGACAGTCTTCTTCTTGAAGCCCTTGACCTTCTTGATGAGGTCGGGAGTCATAGTGATGATGTCGACCCCACACTGGTACGCCTCTACGTAGTTGTACGCCTCTCTAGGGCTGGCCCACAGGAGCTTCACCCTGCGGTCTTTGTAGTTGCGGCACGCCTCGTGGATCATGTCCATGTAGTCGCTCATCTCGATGCCGGCGTTGTATCCGAGGTCGGCGACGCGCCCGGCAAATACTGAGATGATGGAGTCCGTAGTCTTGTCGACGACTGCGAGGATGTCTGCCACCTGCTTCTTGGCGAGTACTGCCGTAACGTTGACTGATATACCCTCTGCCGTAAGTGTCTGTATGACCTCACCCATGAATACGTTCTTAGTATTGACCACTGGGATCTTTACGTATACCTGATAGCCCTCGGCCCAAGAGTCGATGATGCGCGCCTGACGAATCATGTCTGCTGGCTCGTC